CACGCTGTTGACCAGTGAGTTCTGGCTGACGCTGTAGTCACCCGACCCCAACCATTTGCTGATCATACCCCCGAGTCCAGTGCCGGCTGCACTGCCAGTTGCAGCGTTGCCGTACATGCCCCCCACTGCACCACCGGCGAGCCCTCCCAGGTGGCGTAGCGCGCCACCTAGGAGGGTCATTTCCTTGGCTGTTACCGCGGTCTTCTTCTTCTTCGCGACTGGCCGCGCTTTCCCAGTGCGAATGTTGACAATTGTTTGCTTCTTCTTGGCCATTTTAACACGTTCTTTGATCTATGCTAAAACTATGTCCGGCGAGTAGCATAGTGGACATGTCACGAGCAATGCCAAGTTTATCCAGCGCACGCTCAGCAGGCAGCATGGGCTCGAAACCATCTGCCATAGCGTACCTTTGGTACTTGCCCTCCAGGGCTATCTGTTCATCTGGCGTTATTCCAAACGCTTTGAAAAAGCTCACTCGAGCCTGCGTGGTAATCGGTTTAGTCCGAACGTCACGCCCTACATAATAGTACCCGCGTGTGGTGCCACGCCACACACTTTGCTGGAACTTGCTGCTAGCCTTGAGTCCGTTCCTCCGCATAGCAGCAGCCCAGTGCTGCAACACCGGGACACCCTCATTCAGTGCGCCCTCACACAGCCCAACTGACATCATCCAACGACGCAACACACGGGTGTTCGGAATGGGCAGCGTACACATGCTGCCCTTTTGGATGGTGACATTTGGGTTGCGCAACATGCGCCATTCATCCCCAAGGTGGACAGGTTGAGTCTGGCAAAACTCAATGCGTTCAAAACAGTACACTGCTGGTTCGATAGTGAGCCTAAACCCACAATCTCGAAAATACTGCTCGAATCCATTGGTGTAGGAAATGAGGTCAGAACTCTCCATCATGATGACACAATCGTCTCCGTTATTAGCCAAGGCAATCCTGTGTCCGCGCCGGACGGACCATGCCCAAATCAATGAGCACATGAGGATCACGTTGCCTAACGAAGTGTTCAAATCTCCTGAAGCGCGAGTGCCCC